GGGGGTGGCTGCTTCGCTCCTGGGACTCCCATCTCTGTGCCAGGAGGCCTGACCAAGCGCATCCAAGATCTGAAACCAGGGGATACTGTTCTGACACTGATTGGAATCGCCACCATTCGGTATGTGCTCCAAGCGTCTACCTATGACACCACACAGCCCTTCTGCCAAATCACTCCTGGCTGTCTGATTACCGAGTACCATCCTATTCGCAATCCCATTACCGGAAAATGGCGATTCCCCGCAGACGATTATCCTGTTCTGGAACTCCCGATTCCCACCGTGTACAATCTGGTCCTGGACCAAGGACACATTGTCTTGGTGGAGGGAATAGAGTGCTGTACGCTGGCCCACGGCTTCAAGGGATTTGTGATTGGACATCCCTTCTTCGGCACAAATCGGGTGATTGAAGCCATGAGCCGACAGCCTGGATTTAGCGAGGGACTGCCCGTGTATCAGAATATGAAGGCCGTTCGTGATAGTGCCACGAAAATGATAGTGGACTGGATTGACGCTGTCTAACTGACGAAATACTAACGAAATACTGACGAAAAAATAATAGGAGCCACTAGGGTTCCTATTATTTTCATTTTTTCTTACCGGGTTTGACGGAAGTAGCAGTAGCAGTAGCAGTAGCAGTAGCAGTAGCCATTCGCTTCTCTATCAGCGCCTCATAGCGCCTCGCATGGGCCGCCGAGGGCATGCCAGCCTTGTCTTTGGCTTTATCAGACTTCTTACGTCGTTCGTAGGAGTCCATAGGGATTAATCGGACAATTAATACTAGGTTGTATTGTCGCAGCAAACTTATATTTGGCCAGTCGGACTTCAAATTTTTTTAGCACAGACTAAAAAAATAGCCCACCTACTATCTCTTTTGTGCCTAATTGTCTGACACAATTTCAAGACACTCTCCGTCATGAATCTGATGGAACCCGGCAGGAGTATTACTTATTGTCATATTCAACCAATACACATCCTCCGCTACTTCCTTCGCAGACAGCCAAGATATAATCATTACCTCTTTGGAATGATTTTTGTAGTAATATCCGTGAGACAACGGCACATCCTCCCTCAAGACCCCTACATTTAATCTAACAACCAGTATATCCAATAGCGGATGAAGAAGTCCTTTGATATCCTTTTCCAACAAAGGAGCAACAGGACCTTCGCTCATTACACGTGCCCCTACCACCGTGTCTCTCCCATCCACCTTGCTGATATTTACATACACACTTATATCTTGATAGCCTTTCTGAATCACCTTCTCCATGATTCCACTCCCCATGACACTAATCATATGATTACCCATTGTAATGGTCTCCGATAGTGTCTTGCTCATTTTCTTGGTTTGAAATACCAAATAGGGATTAATATTATACTATATCGCAGAATTGGATATACGCTAATGACTTCCTTTTTATAAAAAATTATGATTTCAAATTTTTTATGAGGCATAGAATTGCCTCATAAAAAATGATAGCATGGCCTTGTTTCGATCAAGGGACTTTTACGTTATGAGCGTAACGCGCTAACCAACTGTGCCACCATGCTACTGACAAATTTCTTTGCCACCTGTTTATACCAGGCTGTCTTTAAGTTCTCAAACGTCCTCATACATCCGACTCCTGTCCTCCTTCTGATTCCCTGTGATCAACTCCAAGTCCGTGTCAGACTTGTTGCGTCTCATTCCATTTGTAGGATCCACTTCCTCCTTCGCTATAGGAGGTTCTATCATCGTCGTATTATATCTCCTACGACACTCCATCAGACATAATACAAGAACAAGAAGAAGCGTGATTGCCAGGAATACGAGTCCGAGAACCATCAAGGAATTATTGTCTAGAGACACTCCAAATCCAAAGAGACCGACTCCGAGAACTCCCAAGATAGTGGCTGTCATTGGAACCGTCGTTGTATATCGCCTCCGAAGTATCATTCTTACTGTAAGAATAATCCCTATTGTTCCATCAAATTTTCATTTATTGTTCCATACTAGAGATGCGGCCCGTCACCTTCTTACTAGTAGCCGTTGGGTTCCTATTGATTCTTCTCATCATTAGCGCTATTGCGCGTACGGATGGCTTCCTAACCGGCAGCAGTCCCTATATTCTTCTGACAGGAATGGGCATGAGCGATTCCACAGGCATGGGCGGCCTCGGAAAGTCAGAACGCCGTTCCTATTGCCAGAAGTGCTGTGACTCGGGTCCTATGACGTGTGACCCGGCGTACCAGTGTGGAGATTGCTAAAAGGGGATTTCTTCGCCTTTTCCCCGGAAAAAATTTGTGATGGTTGTTCCTAGGAACAACCATCAGAGTATTTTTTGAATGTCTGTAGACCTTCAAAAAATTTGAAGTCCGGGTCGGCCAGAATAATATGCCGTGTATAACTCTGAACCGTTATATTACCAATTAATCCCTCTTTACGACAATATCAGAAATGACAACTGTAGTAAAACAAAACGTGGTTACGCTTGGAACTGTTCCAAGCCTAATCCGTTCAACGGCAACGCCGTTGAACGTGGTTACGATAACCTTCGGTGACGCTGCCGAGAACCATGCCGGCATGGAAATGATCGGTACCCTGGGCCCGAAGGGGTCCGGTTATAGCCACGCCGATTTGACAGCCGTTGCCGAAGGACTGTCCAAACGTGGCATTACCTGTGAAATCCACGAAATCCCTGGCATTCCGAGTGAGTCTGGCGGCTATCTGGCGAATTCCGCCTATGTGCTGGTTGCCAGGAAGGCAATCGGAGTATTGCTGGGAACTACTGCCGGCCTGTACAAGGAGATGGTGACGCTGGATATGGATACCAAGGCACTGATGCGCGGCCGCGTCGTGAACAAGCATGCCCGCCATAATGTGTGCTTCGCCGATGAGGGCCACGGACCGGACTATGCGGCCGGCAAGGGCACGGTGGTGCCCTACGAGTCCGTGCCACTGCTACAGAGTGTCAAGCGGGCGCTGCCAGATCTGTTCGGGCCCAAGGCAGAGGATCTGAAGGGCGAGTTGAATTACTACTTTGATATCCAGAGGTGCGGGATCGGCTTCCATGGCGATTCGGAGCGGCGCAAGGTTATAGCGCTACGCCTGGGGGCCTCCATGCCCCTGTACTTCCAGTGGTATTATGCCCATGAACGAGTGGGAGACCGCATTGAGATTGAGTTGAACGACGGGGATATGTATGTGATGAGCGAGAAGGCGGTGGGGACGGACTGGAAGAGCAGTTCGTTCTTTACACTGCGGCATGCCACGGGGTGTGCTAAGTATACAGATTAACCCGAGTGATACTCGGGTTAATCCCTATAGTATGGTTATTAACCGAGTATCACTCGGTTAATAACCATTGTATACGGGTTAGACAGATTAGACAGATTAGACAGATTAGAGCCTGAAAAAGGAGATTAATTAACGTGAGAATTTACATTCTCACGTTAATTTTTCCTATGCGTATTACTCAACAGTCACCGTTGGGTCAGATGGTCCAGTAGAGCCAGTAGAACCAGTAGGTCCAGTAGAGCCAGTAGAGCCAGTAGAGCCAGTAGGTCCAGTAGGTCCAGTAGAGCCAGTAGGTCCAGTAGGTCCAGTAGAGCCAGTAGGTCCAGTAGGTCCTATTGTATTACAACTAACAGCATAACAGGACGCACATCCGTATGTATTTACAACAGGAACTGTATGGGTGTTCATGTTCTACACTCTAGAACAGAGTTCCCTTTAAATCATCAAATCAATTACAGGAATCATAATCCCCAATACGACTGAATGAGTGGATATAAACCTGCCACGATTGCCAAAGATCCCGCATGCGCCGATATTGCGTGAATCCCTCCATATTGCCGACTGACGCCCGCCGAATACGCTAGTTCGCTCCAACTTGTAAAGGACAGGGTAGTCGGCTGGGCCGGTACAACGCCCGGCTGGACAAGAGAGGACCCTGTCGGAAAAACAATGGTGCCAAAGGGATTCTGCTGGGGTGCGGAAAGGTCCGCTGTCACTAAATTGAGATCGGACAGGCTGGCCGTCTTGCTCGTATCAATGGCATCCCCAAACCATTCTTCCATGACATCCGCAAAGATCTTAGAAAAGGCACTGTGGCCCGATACAAAATCAGGAAAGGGCGGCGTGACAAAGGTGGCCTCCTGATACGGCATCCACAGTTCCCCTGATATATCCAGCCCATCATACCCTCTAATTGTCTGCCCCTTGTACGTCCGCCGAATCTCCTGTATGGGCCTTGACTGCGTATATCCCAGTTTCTGCCCCCAGACCACTCGGCCTATTTCAAAGAGACCAATGGCCGCCTCCAAGCCCGATAACATAAAGGCACGAATATTTTGCGTTGTGGCAATATTATAGGTCGTCATATAGGTCTTCCAGTACCACATCAGAATGCCTGGAGGTGTCACTGTGTAAGGACCGCCCGCCCACCATTCAGCCGTTATTTTTTCACTATCCGTCAGATTTGCCGTCTTGGTCACAAGATCCGCGATCTCTAGTTGACGATCGGCAGTATCCGGGAAAAAGGGGGCCGCCAACCCGGACAAGTCCTGTTCATCCTGGGCTGTTAAACAGGTACTGCTTACATCATTCCATCGCGGAGTGGCATACAACTTATTGGCTCCATTCAAGACCAGGGGCGTCCAATGAAGCGGTTCAGGATAGGTCGTGGTATTGGTAAAATCCTGAGTGGTTGCGGGATTCAATCGTGTATTCCCGTTCCTGTACTGGGTATTTGGATTTGTAGGAAGAGGCCCAGGTGCCTTCGCCGTCAAATGGCCATCCGCATTACGATAGGCAAGCCAACTAGTCAAAGCCGTGGTCCAGGCGGTCCAATTGGCGGATCCCTGGATTCTCTGAATATTCGCGGCGAGTTCCTGATCGTTCCAGCCATGACAGATTTCAGTTCTCTTGATTAAATAGTCACCGTTATATGTACTGATATTTGTCGTTATAAACAGGGGCATGATGTAATTGAGGGCCAGAACCATCCAAATAGTAGAATCATCATAATTGAGAGGGTATTGTACCGTCCAATTCCATTGGTCTTTTGTGCCTTGTATAACAGGGCCTTCCTGTACCCAGTTCCAGGCCCCCACAACAGTCATAAACCAAAGATAGAGAGTACGACTCATAACCGTGGGGCCATAATTGGCGGTAGCCGCATTGACCAGAATAGACTGGAAGGCGTACAGAACAGACTCATCAATCGGAATCGGAGGGTCCACAAAGTTTGGAATAAGCGGAAAGGGAAGCATGACGGTCGGCGGAACACTTGCTGTTAGAAGGGCAAATCCCTTGGTATAGGTCGTAAAATCACCTTCGTGAAGTTGTTGGATCTGTGTGGCATTAAAGTTGCCTGACTGGGGATTAAAGGTGGGGAAATTATTATTGGGGCTACTACTGTTTGTCAGAAGGGCTTGCCGCGTCTGAAAAAAGGCATTGGCCCGGGCCTGATTCAGTTTCGTCAAGGTAGAAGAATCAAAGTTCCGAGCCGACATTCTCTCTGTTCTATAAAGGATATTATGCCAGCAACAAGTGAATATCCCGATGCGGATACAGGATAATATACTGTACATAATGCTCATAGGGCGTCATGAGGCGCCCATTGCGTTGTTTCGGATTGGCCCCGCATTCTAGCAGCGCTTCTATAACAGGAACATAGGGATTGGGAACGCCCAGAATATCTTCCAACCGTCTGTACAGGGAGTTCTGCGCCGCAATTTCCAAGAAGGAGCGGCCGTCCAGGAGATCGGTGGGGTCTGCGCCCTCGGCCAAAAGGTCTCTTACCAAGAGAACATTTCCATTGGACACCGCATTCCACAGCCGGCGCTGGACTTCATAGGGGGGCTTATGCCCCTGAAGGAAGGGAAGGATTAGGAACAGGAAGAGGTAGCGAAGCATGGTGGCATTCTAGGTCCAAATGAGATCCCTTCAAGTTTATTTTGGTTCAAGGGCTCCAGACAATTTCCTTGGAACCCCTTCCTAAAAAAAATTGAAGTTTGGGAACACATTTTGGAGAAGACTGACTCGTATACCCTTTCATACGATATCCCCATTAATCCCTATATATCCATACAATGAATTCTTCTAGTAGTAGTGATATGAAATCCGAGGAGGTTACCACCCTCCTCTCCAAGATGAGCCTCTCTCCTCCCCCTTCCAAACCTATTGGAACTCCGAAACGTGCCATTCCGAAGGGGAAGAAGCCCGTTGCCAATGTGGTTGTAAAAGAAACGGCAGACGTTTACCAGATTGTTGTGCCGCCGATTGAAGAAGTCAAGGTAGACGTTGTAAAG